TATAATGCTCAGTTCAAACAGGAGACTCTACAATGGACTAAACCGACGAAACCAGAAAAATCTTGAAAATTCTTTGAAGATTTCCGGATAATTTCTTTGCTGATTCAATAGAAAGCACTATCTTTGTAATGTCAAACTTAAAACACCAAGAAATATGAAAAAGGTTATTTCAAAATTAGACGGAAAAGAATACTACTTAACAGTATGCAATGACGAATCAAATGTTATGTTTATCTGTAATAAAAGATACCAAGTTCGTAATGCTACATCTGATGACTGTTGTAACCCTGAACTTTACTGCGTTGTCAACGGAACATTCAACGAGCCTCTATCTGACCTCGACTTCAAGATAGCATCTGGTGGGCTACTCCCGTTGAACCGTTACAATGGAACATACTGTTTGAATAAGAAAGTTCTTAAATCTGATTGCAAAAGATATTTATCGTACATCGATTAATAAGTTAGGACTATGGCAAAGAAGATAAAATTCACATCAAAGAAGAACCCGAAGCCGTCAAAGTTGGCACGTGCGGGTGGTGACGTTCAAACCTCGTCAATTTACTATCAGGGCGAGCGTATAGGCTCGGTTGAGGGGAACACTCGTATAATACTGATATGCGACCCCAAACCTGTTTATTTGAGACTAAAAGAACCCCAAGACCACAGGTATGCAGTAAACTGGGTCAAGGAACACGCTCAATGGATATGGGATAACTACAATCTTCGAATCAAATCACAACTTAAAGAAAAGGAATCATGATAGCACCTATTGAAATAAATCGAGTAACGGTAAAGGGTGGAGCCGGAATGCCCACGTCAGAATATGCACAGTTAGTTTACAAGGGTGAGGAAATAGGCTTCATCAGTGAACAGGGTATCTTCCTAAAGATGTGGCATCCGGAACTGAAAGCCGGAGTTTTTCAAAACATCAACACTTTCAACGATAAGTCTTTCACACAGAAATGCAAACTTGTCGAAAAGAACTGGGATGCCATCTATGACCGTTATACTACTATCATCAGAGGAAAATGAATTCTCTTTGTTGTGTTTTCATATTTTGATTTATTGTTTGACGACAGGGAAGAGCGGAGCTGAAAACTCCGCTCTTTTTATTTGAAATTATGGACGACCCAAATTTAAATCGGTATTTATTGTCCCAGCATAACTGGTTCCAGGCATTAATTTCACACCAGTGATTCCACCAGAAGAATTGCTTCCTCCTGAAATTGTCGTTACCTTTAAAGAATTTCCAGATTTTTCAATCGTCCAAGTTCCTCCCCAAGAATTGGTATATGTGGCAGAAGATACAGGGGAATATCCGCTATTTTGCTCGAGCAAAGAATAAGGAATAGGCTCTTCACTTTGTTTTACTCCATTGATATAGGTTTCTTTATACATTGTTACAGTTTTTGTGACAGAACCATAGGTAGTGTTTGAAACTGTAATTAAGGTTGGTTCGATTCGATACTTATACGTTACACTGGCTGCAGCTTGCGACAGGGAGACTGCTTGGGTCTATTATTTTAATGAATAAGGAGGGATTCTGGCGGGAGTCCGTGAATAACCCGATAATTCCCGCCAGTCCCTAATTTTAGTTCAAATTGACTGTCTGATTATTTGCTTCGAGCACAAACGACTGTGTCGTTGAACCGCTCCAACTTGTACCAATACCAGTCATCTTTCGAATCCATACCCTGTTGCCAGCCTTTAAGTTGGTAGTTGCTCCACCCTTGGAAACATCGTTCACTCTATATCCTGGGTCAGGACTCCAAGTTTCTTGAAATTCATCTCCACCGCCTAACATAGTACGATACTGCATAGGGGTTCCGGTTGGTGTAGAACTTGAGTTGAATGCGAAATAAGTATTCTCAAACGAACCACTACTCTTATACGTGATAGTATATTGAACACCAGCCTGACTTAACGATACCGAAGCGGTTTTTCCGGAAGTCGTTTGAGTATAGGAAACAGTTCCCGACCGTCTATTACTTTGATTTGCCGCAGCAGTAATAGAAGAACCATCCGTATTCTTGCTGAACCCTGTTCCACTAATTGTTGCGCTCCACGATACATTTTCCTGGGTTGATGTTTCGACTCCGTTTACTCGTGGAAAGAATGGTTAAAGGAATTTTCTGGCGAAAATCAATCGCAAAGCCACTTTGTCCACGTTATACATATATAAATTGAGAAGTCATGAACAAAGAAGAAAAAAGAAACAAGCAACTTCTCGATATCCTCGAGAAGGACTTCGAGGAACTCTCCCCAGGAGAACTCCAAGTCGTTCGTAACGAAACTCGAAAGATATACGGTATCGAGGGAAAGATAGGAACAGGCATAATCCTGAACTCCTACCTGAATATGAAGCGGAAGTTCGTCACCGAACTTGAACAGGTTTTGGTCTGCCCGAAAATGTCTGTCAAGGACTTCGGACCATTCGCAGGACGGCAGGTTGTTACTAACAAGATACCCGTTCCCACGTTTGACGGTCTTAACGGGGAGCCTGCAGGCATTTTCTATATTGAGGGATACACTTATCTCCCTGTCCTAACTGTATCGTATTTTGACGACCAAACAGAGGTGATATGTCTATCTCCGGAAGGCTCGTTTTGTAGGATAACGACAAAGGATTTTGATTTCGAGATATAAACCGCTAAATTTGCGGTGAATTTCATTTAGTTATAACTAATTTTAAGAATTATGAAGAAAGATTTTATTACAGCAACTCCGGACTTAGGAGGAAGTGGTAGCACAACTGTGACTGCCACGGCTTCTGCTAACCAGACTGAATCGAAACGCAGTACGAGCCTTTCAGTTGCTGGTGGTGGGATGACACGTACTGTTGGCGCAAGTCAGGCTGCGGGAGTAGTAACTTGGAACTATTACTTCTCCGTGACTCCGACATCGCTCAGTTTCGTCGCTGGTGGTGAAACGAAAGCCGTTACAGTTTCTTCCTACCGGAAGAAAGTTATAAACGGAGTCGAAACATCAACCCAGGAAAATGTGAATTGGACACCGACTGTTTCGGGTACAGGCTTCTCAGTAAGCGGTTCAAATGTTACGGCAGCAGCGAACAGTGCGGCTACGACGCGAAGCGGAACTGCCACCTATACGCAGACTGGTAGTGGTAAGACCCAAGCAGTCTCCCTGTCGCAAGCAGCCGTTGAGAAAATTACTGTATCACCCACGACAATTTTCTCAAGTATGTCAAGTCCAAGCACAGGACAGTCGTATGCCACTACGATTACCGTTTCAAACTGTCCTACCAAACCAACTGTGTCGATTGCTATGAAAAACAAAAATGATGGTGGAATTTTACAATATCAAATGGGTGATTGTGGCAATTCAGACCCTGTATCGGCTGGTGCTAATAAATGGACTTTCAAAGTATGGCCATCCATGTGGTATCACGCAACAGGTGGCGACGGAGGCGGTCGTCCCGCTTTGGTTCCGGGATATTACTGTCAAGGAACGGTAACTGTTACCCTCACGTCTTCAAACAAAGCAACAGTAAATATTCAAGGGAACGTGTCTGATTTATAATAGATTGGGTCGGTGATATCACCGACCCTTTCCACATCTACATAATGCCTCCCAAATGACAAACTTGGTCAGAATTTTGAAGGGTAAATGTATATACACCTGACATCATCCACCCCGAAGATACTTGCGTTCTAACATAAAACTTTTCTCCTGGATAAATGTTTACGAATGAGCCTGGACGGGCAGCGTCATTTACCTGAAGCGAACCTACCCATTCAACAGGGTCGATATTCATCCCTTCAGAAGATAATGCTTTAAAATTCCCTGGAACAGCAGATGGTTGGTTTGCAGTATTAAATAAGAAAGCCTTTCCAAAAGCAACATCTGAAGTGAACGAAATTTCATAGGTAGGTATTACGACGGCTGCTTGCGACAGGGAGACTGCTTCTTGATTTTCGAAGAAAAACAAAGAGCACTCCCAGAGGAAGTGCTCAATAATTAGGGAGGAAACAGGTTTAAGACAGAAGTGTCCAAGCCTCACGAACTTTGTTGAACTGATTGTATGGAAGAGTAGTGTAACCACCCCGACCAAACGATGTCCCCCAGGAGTTCTTGATGATGAGACCTGTTTCGTCGTAGCCGACAACCGCTACTGCATGACCACCCATGAACTCATCACCGTTCCAAAAGTCGTCATTATACGAAAATACATTCATCGCTATAAGTGCTGCCCCATTGGTAAGAACACTCTTTTTGAGAGCGTCCAGAGAGCCAATACGAGCGAATACTTCTATACGGTGTTCGCCTTTCAAAATCTCGAAAGCCTCGCGAGGCATCATTCCGTCAATAGTCTTGTCGGAACGTTCATCGTACAGGTATTCGAAGCCGATAGACGGTTCACGACCTTTCGATTTGCAATAGAAGTTGTACATCTCTGCAACTGTACAGGACACGCAACTCCCCTTATTGCCTTGGTCATAGACACGAAGTTGTTCCCTCAGTTCATACCGCTTCGGGAGTTCAATCTTCGGAGCAGCATAAGTGGTATCATTCGGATTGACGCCACTCTCAATAAATCCAAGTCCTTTCGTTATCATTCTTGCCTAAATTTGAATAGAACATCATCCTTTCCAGCCGTTTGTGTGACTGAAAAGATATACAGAACTTTATCCTTCTTTTCAGTAAGGACATACACAGTGGTCATCACGGAGTCGCTCCCGATGAAGTACGTTTTACCCCACGAGTTTAAATTCGTAGGGACACTCAAGCCATGAACGGTGTTCAGGCTGTCAATTACTGAAAGAGGCTGTGGAGTCACTCTTTCGAAGAACACAGTCTTCCGAGTTGTCGCACAGCCTACAATCAGCAATGTCA